CTAGGTTTTAACTAGGCGAAACGATGTTGTGAAACGGTATATGGCGAACGCGAGTTCGCCATCGCCCTGCACCGCGAACATTCAAACCAACGCGCCCATCAGGGCGCGCGTTTGTCTGAACTCCGCGACGCAATCGATACGCTAGCATAGCCATTTCATTCCCCGATACTATTAGGGGTTTGAAGTCCAAAACGCGGCAAACATAGCCGTGGTTAGGATCCGTCTCCAAAAGAGACGGTTTGACTAGGAAGCCACCATCCTCGACGCACCCATACGGGATGCGAGGGAGGGGCTTTGTGGGGTATCCATCACGGATAAGCTCACATGCCTTTCGAGTGATAAATAACCATCGCTCAGAAGACAACCCTAACCGCATTAAGCGGTTGTGCGCGCGTATCAATTCAGATCGAGACCGCAAGGTCTCTTTCTGATACACCGGCGTCACGTCTGAACCTCTGTGGAAGTGCCCGCCACATGACTCGAAAAAGTTACCCGAAAGGTAACTCTTCTTATCATTGACGGTAAAACCGCACTCTTCAAAGATCCAGGCGACGTCACGAGCGATACGCTGAGAGACGATAATGTCGTCCCCATATGCGTACGTCCGTACGGTGCAGCCAACTTCATCACGGACTGCTTCGGCCAGGGCCCAAAATATCAGGGTCTCGAGCTCAAAGCAGAAGGCGTTCCCCATAGATGCAAACTTCTCACATTTTACCCAACTCTTATCAGGGAGCTGGGTTTCGTGTGATCGGAGTGCATCCAAAAGGAGGTACCAATCCAGTGGAAGAAGCGTGGCAACGAGCTCCCGCGCTATGGTATCGGATGCGGCACTAAGATCTAGTGTCGCCAACAACTCAGAGAATGCCCTCCGGGCAGCCTCCCAGTTGCTAAACTGATCACTCAGATCGATACCAAAGCTACGAAGGCGATGCACTAAGTATTGGTGCACGCCCTGCTGCAAAAAACTATTTGCAGTAGGCTCAGCCGCTATTACCCGGCCGATCTTCGCATTCTTAGGCACGACTATGAGTCTATTCCCTCTAACCACGCTAAAGCAATCTTTAGTCAGGCTAAAGGGACCGCTAGGAAAGATGCCAGTTATGGCCTCAAACCAATGCGGATCAGACTCCACTACGGCTCTGATGTAACCTAGAGCCGGAGCGGTCGTGCTAATCGTTTCGGAGATCTTTTTGTCCAGAGCGGCATCGACTGATTTATGGTCAAATGTCGCTCCGGGTCCCCATTTGCAAGCGTCCAGCACACGAGGTAAATGAAGCGTCCCAAGCACCTTCGAGATTTTACGTTTGGCTGCAAAAAGCAAGCCTTCAACGCGTCCTTGGAAAGGACGGCTCAAAGATGCACGGAAACGCCTATTTGTTTCTCGGCACTGGTCCTCGGCAAGTCTCCACTTGTCGAGCGCAGCAGCAACGGGGTCTCGCGAAAGCTTTAAGCCTTTGTACTTTGATAGGTACTCAGTCAAAAAGTAATCTTCCGCGAACCGTTGCGTGTTGCAGCTTGCAATGTCCGGCATGGGAAGCTCAACGAGAGCGTCCTGGTTATATTTAAAACATAACCACACGGACAAGGCCCTAGCGGAGTCTACCCGTTCGCATAGAGAGAGTACAACCCTCTCCATCACATCACTGTGTATGCTCATGGTAAGCTCCGTTAATACGGGGTGATCAGACTTTCAACCAGCGAAACGAGTTGTGCTTCGTTTTGCAGGTTATAGTTCATCTTCCGCAGGTCCTTACGGTTCTGCTGGGAGGCACGTTCGGCCATCACGTACTCCGTGAACACACGGTCCACGTACGAGATAGTCGGTGCGGGCGCAATGCCCGAGACCGTGTTATTGCTCACGTTCTCGAGAATAGGCTCATGAAGTCCGATCACCGCGCGGTAAGCGCGGCCGTTCGAGGATTCGCCGCCGGTCTTTGCTTGGGCCGGGCGTTTCAGTTGATAACTGATACGCCAAAAGCCGATAGCATTAGCCTGCGACTGGTCCTCAAACCAGAACACGCCGTCCTTATCGGGTCCAAGGGGTACAAACGTATGGTTCACAGGGGTCGCCTGTGCATCTGCCAATACAATATTGGTTGCTGCCACGAGTCACCTCGTTCTAAGAAAGTTAGCGTCCTAATAGGACGCGGAGGAGCGACGCAGCTGATAAAAGTTGCGTGCTACCGAGATCCGCCTTCACAGACGGAATCCTTGGTAGAGGATAAGACCCAAACACGGTTCTCACGAACTCGCGTTTCCGGCGCTTCATAGTAATATTTTCATACATGTAGCGTTCGGTAAAAGGTTTAACGACAGCAAGACTACATGTCTGCAAAACATCAGCAGCATGAAGCTCGCTTGCGTATCCACTTCTAAAAGCCTGATTATAGAGTAGACCTGTCTCTAGGTTCCGTATATAGCTTCCAACATCCACAAACCAGTCGACAACAAACGAATAGGGAATTAATTCCCAAGCAAGACTAACCGGATTAAGCGACGAAAAACGTGCAAGATCGAAACCTTGCACGTCCATCGTTACAGAAACCGAGCAGGCCTGCTTTCGTTTTAAGCGACGAGTCATAGGAATATTGTTGCTATATACAAACTGCGATACAGAATCAACCCTATCCTCCTTGGCCAACGAAGAAGCTCTGTACGTTGTTACGTTGTTTAAGACGTATCTGACGCTCTCATCAGCCAATCCAAAGATTGTGCCCATGAGCGGGCGCCAGCCGTACTGAAACTCCAGCCAGCCATTCGCGAGCGCACTACCGGACCAAAGGTCCCTAACGCTGCTCGCTAACCTGGAAACTTTCCCAAGTTCGCGAATCATACGCCGGGTCGAACCAAGCTCGGCAAGATCGACCGCCAGGTCGAGACTGCCTCGAGTTAACTCATTTAAGTTACTCAGAGCCTGGTTATAGACAATAGTACGCTGATCCCAGCTAGGGTCGAACGGTTTCTCGTTCTCCCCACCGACACCAAGAGCACCCCGTTCGACCTTATACGGGACCGCAACAGTGCCATTAGCAAAACTGCTTTTCTTTCCGAATGGCCTGACAAAGTCGTTAACAGTGTAGGACCAAGGGTAGGGATTTCTCCCATCACCCTGGATTACTGCTGTTGAAGACGTCTGCCAATGGTACATATCGGAAATAGTAGTTATGCTCGTGGTGCCATTTTGGTCCAAATAACGTCGACCGGGGTCGCCAAAGTTTCGGTTTTTCACTGGAACCTCTAAAACGGAAGGGTCAGGTTTGCGGCGATTTTCCATAGTCCATACACAACGACTATGTATACCGTCAACATACATCACCTCCTAGTTAGAACACCCGGACCTCCAAGGAGGCCCGGAAAGGTACAACCTCGTTAAATAACCACATGGGTCCACAGGACCGATGCCCCTGTGTTCAAGTTATGGAACACAAAGGCTCGGGACCTTTCGCCTTCGAGAAGATCTCGATCTATGCAGCGATGCACAGATACGGCGAAGACGAGAAACTCGAGCACGACACCTAGTTCGGAAGGCGTTACGGATGTTTCGACCTCCCGATCAAAGTACGTGTTCGTATCAAAGCCAGATCGGATAAAACCCTCACGGATTTTATCTAAAGATGTCTTTGAAATCTCCAACGCCCGCGCAAGCGCGAACGCTACTTCGTGTTCTACTTCAGATACGTTAGAAACGTATTCGGAGCAGTTCACGTTATAGGTAGTGAAAACGTTTGCAACGGATGCAGAGAAGTTTCTCATGATGGACTCCATAGGTTAGGAAAACGGAG